GGTCTCCATGCTCGGCTAAGTTATTTACCCTTGCTCTGATATCCCAGTTCTTACCTACGTTATTAACCTCCTCCACATCATGAGCTATGTAATCAAAGCATATGGTGTAATGAATTGGAAGTCCAAGCTCTTGTAGGGCTATTACCCTATGCTGACCATCTATAACTTTAAAGCCTTTAGTTATTAGCACTGGCATTATCTGACCTCTCTTCTGGAGGGATTTCTTGACATTCTTTAAATTAGCTTTATTAATAGCTCTGTTGTACTTAAAGAATTTAAACGAATTGTAATCGTCTGTTACCCCCATCTCAAATTTCTTTTTGTTCTGGGTTTTAAACTGCACCATGTTGGCAAGTTTCTCTTGTTGTTTTTTTAATAATGATTCCATTTTTTTACTGTTTTAAATTAAACTAAATAACTTAGGGGATTATCCCCTCTTGAGAAGTAAGTGCCATCCTCCAAAAAGAGGAAATCACCTGCTTCAAATTTACTTCTAAGGTAATCTTCACTTATATAAGCATCTGCTTCCTCTCTACAGGCTCTCAGCCACTCGTTAAAGCATCTTTTAAGGATTGCATTAGGGTTGAGTTCATTATCCTCATAAACTGCCTCCCTGAGCTCTCTAAATAGGTGGACATCTGCAAAGTATCCAGTGAACAATCCATCGGTATCGGATAGGTTTTTAATGATGTCATGCCAATCAACATCTTTGTATTTCCATTGGCTCTTAAACTTGCAGTAACTTTTTTCGGTGGCATCGTAGAAATTGATATCGAAGTCAGTTACCTTAGTCCCTAAGATTTTGGCAAACTCAAATAAACTGTTGATAGATTCATCAGCGTAAAGATATCCTACCTTCATGGTTGCATCCCTCTCGTTGTAGAGAGCCTCTATCTGAGACCCTCTACTGAGTTCATGAAACCTAAACAATTTATCTATGCCTCTCATTCTTCTGGTATGAATTCTGTCCATTCTTTACAGTCTCCACATCTCTCACTTTCTATTTCTCCAAGCCATGGACTTGCACCACAGCATTCTGATACTAAATATTCCATGATTAATCTATTTTAATTTTATCCATTATAGCTTCCTTGATTTGTTCTCGGTTATCCCAGAACCATTCATGCCATTCTCCTCTGACTGCTGAGGTATTTAGATTTTCATCTATGATATGAGTTAAGTTGTTCTCTATCGAATCTAAGGTATCTCCTACTATTTCTTCAAAGATATCTCCTGCTATGTCATTTGTTAGGTCTACACTCATGAGTTCCAGATTTCTTTTATTTCCTCCACAGGATTGGTTTCTTTTTCGAGTAGGTTTGAATGATTCTCGAAGTCCTCAGTATTGATTTGTATCATCGCTCCATTGGGACAGGCAGGAGCTTCTTGAGATATACCAACACAATCGATATAACTATTCCCATCTTTATCATTCTTGGGAGTGGGTATTGAAATCCTATCTGAAATAAGATTCAGAAAGTAACACCATTGTTCTGGTGTGGTCGTGTTGTAGAAGTCTACTACTTGTTGAAATTGCTTAGTCATGATTACTTGTTGTTAAAGTTAGTATATTTCTTTCCACCTATCTTAATCCAACTTAATGTATTAAAATTGATGAATCTGTAATCTTCAACACCCATATCAAATACTGGAAGAAGATTTTTGCTAATAGGGTCAAAGGCAAGTGTGCCACCCTTCAGGTGTTTCACAACACCAGTTCTACAATTCATGGTTCTGATAGTGCCATCTTTCTTGGTAAACTCAGCAGAGAACACTTTACCATTGCTTGTCATACCAATCACATCTTGTATTGATAATCTCTTAATCGTTAAGTAATGGTAGAGTCCTACAAAGAAATTCCAAATATTTACAAATGAAATCCAAATGCGTAGTAGTAATTTTTTCATAATGTTATTGTTTTAAATGTCAATCTGAGTGCAAGATAGTAATTATTTTCCAACTGCCAAATAAAATGATAAAAAAAAAGAACCACCCTTTTACAGGTGGCTCTCCAAACTTAATTAACTAAAACAAATGAAAAACTAAAAATTTAAATAATATTCATGATACTCAAATCTACAGATTATTTTTGACTCTACCAAATTTATTTTACAATATACATTCCTTTAGGCACTGAACGAGTCAGCATATACTGAACTGCATACCTAAGACTATCAATCAAGTGGTCGTAGCCATTTTCTAATGGTTTTACGCCATTTACTGCCCATGCATAGTTATTGAACTCTTTGACCAAGTTCTCTCCTTCCAAGTTGATAGTATAATCTTGCATGAGTGCAATACCAGATAAGATACTACCTTTCTTTTTTATCGTAGGGCTTAGATTCAGACCTCTGGTTGAGAGTTCTGCAATTAATCGAGGTTCACTATTATCACAGATAATTAGCTCCTTACCTGCGTGTCTGATACATTCATCGTATAGATTAGAAGTAACCAATCCTTTTTTATATAGATATTCTTTTGCCCAGATTATTTTTCTATCTTTGTCAATGGCAACCTTTACAAGGGCTGAAGCATCTCTTGAGAATCCCCAATCCAATCCCCATGCCTTTAAATCTACATCCTCATTGAATTGTCCAACCTGCCAGTCAGTGAAGATTACACCCTCTGCTTTCTGTAGCCAACCTCCCATGATTTGGTGCTTGAATTTATCGGGTCTACGGATTTTCATCTCCCCCAATTGATTCACAAAGGACTCGCTTAGATTCTCAACGTTATCTTGGTAGGTGGTGTGGATGTAGTTTACGTTATTCTTTTCTCCATTGAATCCATCTGGGATATCTCTATTCTGATAGAACCTTTGGTATATCCAGTGTTCTCTGGTGGTGGGGTTTAGAATTAACAAGCATCTATTCTTTACACCTTTGGCACGAATAGAATAGTCTATCTTATCAAAGCTCTCTTCATCGTTAAGTTCCTCTGCTTCATCCAACACAAAGGTATTGACCCCACTGATAGATTTAAGCTTTGCAGTCTGGTCTCCACTTGCAGTTCTAATCCCTGAGAAGTATATTGAACTTCCAGTGAGTTTATTTATAATCTCATACTTAGTAATGGTAAAGTGCTCCATGACTCCCATAAGTTCTAACTTCTCAATAAATTCAGGGATGATACTCATACTGGCTGAGCTCATGGTGTAACGAGTGAACAATACTTTGTTGTTCTTCTCGTAAGTGAGCAACACTAAAAACACTGTTACTGCAAAAGATTTACCTGAACCCCTACCTCCAGTAATCACACTGTATCTACTATCGGAATTAAATAGCGATTGATACTTAGGGTTTAGATTCACTTTATCCATCAGTATCTTTTAATTTACTACCTCTGAATGAAGATGGTATTGGAGGTACATAGTATCCCAATATTGGATTCACTAAATAATTCCAAAAGTCTTGTGGGAAATCCTTTGGGTCTCTAATCTGTTTTGCTCTCGCCATCTTCCTCTGGTGTTATATCTATTGTTTTTGGTTGACTAAAGTCTATCACTGGAATATTAACCTTGGTGTCTATACTTATGTTCTGTTGCTCTTTCGGTCTACCATACCTGTATTCTAGTAGCCACTTCATGTGTTGAACAGAACCATCCTTAGCTAATTTGGCAACCTCTATCCAAGCCTTCTCCTCACTACCAAAAGCTTTCTTCATGGCATTGAGAGTCATACCTGCTATATCTTTATCGGCAGTCTTACGAGGTCTACCTTGCCCTCTGGAGACACCTTTGATAGCACCGTTATTACGTCTGCCATCAACCTTCCTTTTCATTGGTCTCTTCTCTTCCTCCATGTTTAAATATTCAATAGCTTCTTCAAGTTCTGGTGCTTGTGGATTAAATCCCTGTGCTCTTTTAAAATGACAGAATATTTTCTCCTATAGTATCCTCTGGTTTTAAATTTATGATTCTTAACCTCATACTTAACTCTAATTTCATCATCCATCTTGTGGTACTTATTTATACATGGTTGTTCGTGTAACGAAATCCAATCATCAAATAATTTAATACCATGAATAACAGTAGCATGATTCTTTTTTATAGAATCTCCTATATCCTTATAACTAAATAAAGTATACTCCCTACATAGCTTGAAATACATTGCTCTTGCATATACAAACTTCTGTATTCTTGATTTATCACTCAAGTCCATTTTAACATGCGACTCTACTATTTCTCTAATTTGTTTTAATTCCATCTTGTTCTCTTTTAAATTCAACATAAGCATCTACAACACCTTGACAACATTCATAGTTCTCTGTCTCTCTATAAAATTCCAACAGATACCTTAAATCCGCTTCATGTAAGACTCCTAATCTTAATGAATGGAGGATGTCATCAAAACATTCCTGCTTATCTAAATACATTTACTTTTCGTTTATCATTAAGGCTATCAATAAACCTATAATTCCTATTATATAAAATATAGATACTGCTTCCCAAATCATATATGCCCTTCTAATTGATAATCCTGAACTTCTTTATTTCTATCTACAAAGTATTCCTTATAAACATCTACCGCTTGTTCTACATCATATCCTCCTGCAATAAACGATTTCTCACTTACCCCATAGAATCCAATAGTGCCAGTAGATTTATCTATAGCTATAAAAGTAAAGTCCTCTCTATCTATGTCGAATAGCTTACAATAAATATACGCTTGACATCTATAAAGATATTCTCTTGCTGAGTATTCAAACTTACTTATGTTTCCTGTAGTCTTTAAATCTACAATATATCCATCTCCAAGTATATCTGCCTTGCCCCTAAATGGCATCCCAAATAGATTACCAATGGCAGGAACTTCCTTTCGAGTATGTTGCATCATGTCCATGGCGGTTGGATTGTTGTAGAAGGAATCTGCCAATCTCTCGACATCTTCTTTCTCCTTCATGGTGAACGGTCTTGGATGTTCGCTTAGAGCTTCTCTAAATGCGTTTGTATTTCTGCCTTTTATGTCTACGAACACTTGCTTCTCATATACATGGGGTTCAAGTATGGCAGTATGGAATAGCCATCCAAATTCAAATGCAGGATTTGTTTTAGACCCTGCTAATAATGAATCCTCATATTCCATTGGGGAACTAAGGAGCTTCTTCACTGAACTGCTTGACAGTGCGTTTCTTCCAAGATACTGATAATAGAATTCATCATCCATCATCTTGTCAAGGATTTCTTTCTTATCCCAGACCCTCTTGTCTAAGGTGGTTATACTTTCTTGCATATTTTTGTTTTGATTGTTCATATTCTTGTTCCATCCAATGGAGTTCTGCTCTCTGTGATTCCAAGAACCACTCTTTCTCTAAAAGTTTCTTTGTCTTTCCCATTACCTTACATATTTTAACAGTTTCCTAATTATCTTTTCTATCTGACTCCCTATAAAATTCAAGGGAGATTCTATTGAATAGTAAACTATATACACGATAATTTCAAGTATATAGAAAAATCCCAGAAGCAGGAATATGATAAGTAACTTGGGGAAGTTAAGTAATACTTTCATGATTTATTGTTTTAAGCAAATCTATACAAAAATATAACTAACTACAAAAACTTTAACATTTTATTGTTTGGGGTCGAAGTTCCCCTTCCATTGAGTTTGGCATACTGCAAACCTCTGCTCTCTATCTGGGAATTCTTGAATCATCTTGGCATTATTCATGCATCGTCTGTTAAAGTCTACTTTCTCTTCGTACTTTTTAGGTTTCATGTTTAAAGGCATAATTATTCTTTTTGGTTATCTTTTGGTTCTAATTTCTCTAATCTCCTGGAGAGTGCCACACAGAATATCTGGAGTTCTTTTATCTCTCGTCTCATGTTTATAAGAGTAGTCTCTTTCATTTATCTAAATCCTTTTTTAATCTTTCAATATAACAAGCTCCATCTAAAAGCTCCTCTTGTAAGTGTTGTAGCCATTGTAGGGTTGTAAGTTTACTGTCCTCTAAGGTAGTGTCATACTTGGCTATACCAACCTTACTTCTAACGGTAAGAAGTCTCTTGACATTCTCCACTATTGGGTCGCTAACATCCTTCAGCCTCTGGGTGGGTTTGCTTGTCAAACCTGCACTATCATTCCTACTCCAATAATTTGAAATACTATCACTCATATTGTTGTTATTTAAAATTTACATTTCTTACAATCCCATTCCACACCTAATTGATTTACATAATTTACAAATAATTGTGGTTGAGGAAGTGCAACCCAATGCCTCTTATAGTAAACTCTTGTAACCTTACACTGCAATAAGGGTATGTCCATGGTGTCATCATCGAATTCATGCTCTACCTTTAGAACAATAGACTTTTCTTCATCATGCCAACTATCGCTAATTCTTTCGAGAAGAAGTCTTTGTCCTGTAGGGATGGGTTTAAATCTACGTTTGACCTCAATAAGTATTAAAACCTTGTTGTCAAATTCAAGAACACCATCTATATCTGATGGATGGAGTTTACCGTTTTGGACTCCTGTAAAGTCTATAACCTGCTTTACTTTATCCCTATTTCTGATTAGACTTGTACTGCTCATATATCGTGTTTAGTTTGTCATGCACCTTACTCTTAAAAGAACATGGTGTGCAACTTATCTTCTCGTTAAACACCTTCTCATATATCTCTACCATCTCCTGTTGAACCTCAGCAGTAACAGTGTTGTTTCTGCTTTTGTAGTAGCTATCTAAATACAAAAAATCCTCTCTACTTATCTCGTTTGCCATAAGGAAATATTTCATTCAAATAATCTCTCCTGCCATCACATCCGCACTCTTGTTCGCCAACAAACCATTTAACAAGTCTCTTGATGCCAATAAAGATAAATAGCTTCTCCAGTGTATCTCCAAATCCTCTACTTCGATTCTTTGTAGATTTGGTATTCTTCGGAGGTGTTTTCTCTGACTTTATTTTTGCCATTACTTAAAGTATTAAAAATTGAACTTAAACTAATTTTGGTTTCCTTTGCTATCTTCCTCATGCTTTTCTTCTTGTAGAAGTGGACATCCCACATCTTTTTATCATACCAATACCAGTCAGATACAATTCCTTCTATTTTGCTAATCAGTGATTCCAATGTTAATTCAGAATGTAGGTTTACCTCCCTGTATTCTCTCTCTACTGAATCGTTAATTGGAACATGATTAGGTTTACTGTCTTTATGAAATCCAGATAAATATAAATTTCTAAGGGTTACATAAACATAGTAAGTGTTTACTTCTGATTCATTGTACATAATTTTTTCCAATGAATTGACATACTTGTGCATTCTTATGTACATCTCTTGCACCAATTCATTTGCTTGTTCATCATCACATCCAAAAGATTTTGCCATGAAGAACCATTCTTTATGTCTTTTAGACAATACTTCTATGAGGTTCTTGGCTTCCAAAAGTGAAATGATATTCCTATTATAAAAAACATTATCTGAAACAGATGCTCTACTTCCTCTGTTTCTTCATCAGTGTCAAATTCTGTGTTCCAGTAATTGACTCCTACCATAATCCCATATATCGGGAACAACTGCACATACATATTAAATCGATTTAACTGTTGCTTCTATCCTTGAATTACCTCTATCTATACCCATATACTTAACTGTTATATCTTTAACTATACTGGTATCATCTGCCAATATACAACCACACATCACCATGGAGTCTTGAAAGAACTTATCTACAACACTCACTACATTCATTAAATCCCTAACTCTTTTATCTGGAGCATAGTATTCATAATGGATAGCTACCTCACCAGTAAACTCAAAGTCTAAATACTCTTGTATAGCGTAGTAATAGTTACGTTTAACGTTACTGCTAACTCTATAGTGCCAATTTCTATACTGGTTTAAATTCAAATGCATTTTCTTTTTGCCACTAAACGAGTAAGTGGGTAAAGTAATATTAACTTCTTTTGGCATCTATATCCGTAAACGGTGTTGAATTATTAAACATATACCTTTGAGATTTAACGTCAAAGTGTACACCATGAACTTCTTGAGGTATCCCTACCAACTTTTGTTTCTTTATCTTCTGACTGCCGAATATTACACTGGTATTGGAGAAATCTAATGCTCTCTCAGGTCTCCATATAAACATTACATTATCAGCTTTATCGGCAAATGTACCTCCGCCCTTTATACGATTCACATCTGGCTTACCGTATCTACCATCGTCTCCTTTCATCGGAGTTACTTGATGTGCTACAAGGTGTATTGAAATGTTATAGTCCAAGGCAAATCTTTTAAGTTCACTCATAAATCTTGATATATATAAATCCTCTCTTTCACCTCTGTTCATTTTATGTTGAACAGTATTATAAGGGTCTATGATTAAACTTCTAATACCTTTTGTCTTAACTAAATAACTCGCACGATGAAAAATGTTATCAAGAGTAAAATCTTTCTTAGGGTAAATCAAGAAGAAATGCTTCTTTACAAACTGCATAGCCTCCTTGTATTCATTAAGAGACATCTGATGACTACGGTAAAATGGGTCAGCACTTTTACCCATGTACATCTCTATAATATCATTGAAGAAATCATTCATGGGCATATTTTCAGGAGAGAACACACCAAACTTCCAACCATCATAAAATGATTTAATAGTTGCCAATTGATTCAAAAACATAGACTTCCCTTCATTCTGATATCCAGTCCAGATATTTACCTCTCCATTTCTCCATGTCCACGCACTATCTATCGCAGGTACATAGGTTGTGCTACCTCTTTCTTGACCATTGTGATATCCATCTAACATACTATCACTAACATCATCTACAGAAAATATACCCTCTAATTTAGGGCTGTGAGCGTTTTTAAGGCGTTCTCTTAGACTTTCTACACCTTCTTGGAGTAGTACATCATTTGCATCCTTAAACGGTCTTAAATCGACTAATTTGCATTTATCAGCACCAAACCTCCTTACAAGCTCTTTTTCAAGGTTTCTGCCATTGTCATCATTATCGGTAGCTATATAGATAATTTGGGCACTCTGGAACACACTGTAGCAATTAGTGATACATTCTAATTTCTTATCTATGTTTTTATCTCCAACATTAGGAGCTCCCATATTAACACTTGTATGGAATGGTATTCCTGCTACCTCCCATGATAATGAATCCATTTCACCTTCACAGATAACTATGGTATCTTGCTTCTTGCAGTTATCGTAATTGTAGATTACTGGTTCGGCATCTTTTGATTGAGTAAAGAATTTGCCATCAATACCTCGTGTTTTATAATTTACTATCTCGTTGTCTACCAGATAAGGAAAAACAATACTCTTGTTATCTACGGAGGATACTATCTTGTTATTTTTTATAACCTCATCAGTTATACCTCTTGAATTAAGAAATGTTTTACCTTGCTTTGTTAGTTTCTTCAGTTTGTTCTTTTGGGGTTTCTTGTAAGTCTTTTTACTTTGAATCATTGATATTTCATTAGTTTTCAATACACCATGCCATCCACATTTATGGCAGTTATATAGTCCATCTTTCGTGTTAATGCTAAGACAAGTATCTTTATAGTTTTCTTTACCGAGCTTAATGCAATTAGGACATTGAACTTTCTGTTGTATAGAATTGCTCTTTACCCTTATGCCTAAACTACTAAAAGTTTCTTCTAAAATCATTATACTGTAATATATAAATATAACATGATATATATATTTTTTTTATTTTTATATATATAACTATATACTATAATCTGTCATATTGGCACTTGGAGATATTCTAATCTTACGCTCCTTACCATAGTGTCCAGTAGATTTAGTATCACGCTCTAAGAAGCCCTGTGCTTCGAGTTTATTGAGCAACCTATATAAAGTCCTATCTGATATGTTTAAAGTGTCTGAAATCGCTTTATTTGAAGCGAAACAGTATCCTTTCTTCTTGCTTAAACCCTTGATTAATGAAAGTAACGCACTTTCAGTAACGCTTAGTGATTTATTCATAAACGAAACATTTATATTTATAAACCTTGTTTTTCCCTTCATATCCATGTGATAATAAAAAAATGGGGATAAAACTACTGCCTTACCCCCATCTTAGTTAATTCAATTAGAATGGCAATCCATCTCCTATGTCAGACATCTGCTTCTTAGGAGCGTTGTTGTCGGCATTAGCATCTGGCTTGTATTCATCAATCCAAATTTTATGGGTTTGACCGTACTCATTAGCACCATCTTTGTTTGCCCCCATGGTCATTCTCAAATACTTCTCTCCTTTGTAATCATAGATGTGGCTTTGAGCCTGACTCATCTTGATGGAGAAGTTCACTAAATCGTAGTTGCCAACTTTCTTTCCGTTACCAACATACTTTCTTTCTGAATTGTTACTCATAATATAAAAAATAAAGGTTAAATATTCTTTCTCTTAAAGTCCTCTGATTCATCCTCTCCGAATACACCAAGTTCATAGAACCCTGTCATCTTTAGCACCGCTCTGCTCATGGCTCTCTTTTCAGCCATCTCCATAACGTACCATGTATTACAGTTTCCATCTCTATGGGTTTCTCCTTTTAAGGCTGAACCAAAAGTCTCTATTTCTTTATCTCCCTTATCGGCATTGGCTTTAACCACTGCAAAGTTAGGTAAAGAATTTATGACATCGTATTCGATGTTGATTCCCTCAATAGCTTGTATCTTGTCAATACCTGCTCTTGTGATAATCATGTAGTGCTGATGTTTGAATATCTCATCAGAACTAAGGTCGTACTTCTTGTAGAGTTTTGCGAGTTTTTCTCGATTCATATAATATAATTTTAAGTTATTGACAAATCTAACGATTAAATCTCTAACTGCCAAAAAAAAGTGGCTCAGTGTAAAACCGAACCACTCTTAGAAGAAAAACAATAAAACTATATCAGTATGAATACTAATTCTCTACAAATATAAACCATTAAACTCATACTTTCCCTTGACCCCTGTACTTTTTTTTATATAATTTACTGGACTTAAGACCACTGCTTTTAGATTTGGCATGAACACCTTTGCGTTTTGCTTTTGGTTTCTTATAATAATTGTTGATTATCTGCCTTGCCATTATCTATGTTTGTTGTTGCCAAATACCTTCTCTACACCTCTACTACCGAAGTAACCACCAATAACAATGGTGAGTAAGCCTGTTATTTCATCTAATGGATAACCCATGTACCATCCTATAACATAGCTCGTGGTTAAGAATATCAATACCAACGGTCTTACATTACTTGCTAACCAAGCACCTGACCTTGCATCTGCAACCCATCTACGAGTTACGCCATCCATTTCAGAGCGTTCTAAGCGTAGTTTCTCAAGGGCTACCTCCTTATCCTCTTGGCTCATGTCAGAACCACCTATGATAGCCTCTATAACATTACCTACAGGGGTGTCTTGAGCTATCGCACCAACTACTTTGGGTATTTTTTGCAATAGGAAAGAGCCTACTGCTGTATCTTTAAACTTCTTCTTAGTCTTTGACATTCACAATTTCGTTGTATAATATCTGAGCTAGTTTGACTTCGTGTGGATTATCTATGCAAACGTCTTTAGTCAATTCCTTGAACCTTGTCAGGTTTTTTTCTCTTGCACTTGCACAACTCACCATGGTTGCAACAAGTAATATTGTTATTACTCTCATTTTGTCTGTTTGTTTGTTGAAGTAGTAATACTTCGGTTAGTTTGTCGATACTCTTGCGTATCTCTTTTAATTCATTACGAAGCCCATTAGACTTCACTTTCACTTCATTCATCTATAATTGTTTTGCCTACTGTTCCACTAATAAGTCCAAACGACATTTGGGTCTTTGTAATCATCGGAGTCCACATGGATAAAGGTTTTTGCCAATCCAAACCTATTAAATCCTGCTTGCATGAGGGCTTCAAGAATAATCCATCTTTCTCTCGAACCCTTGATTGCAATATCAACTGCCTTTCCCACAATGTGGCTTGAGTTTGGTTTTCCTCCAACCTTGTCGTTATGTTCGATAGTTCGATACCCTGAGTTGATTTTAAAGGGAATCCCTGCAATTTCACGAGCGTTGTCGAGCATTGAAAGGAAATCATCATCCATATAGCTACCAGAATGAGGTACATCTGGGGAGGCAAATTCTTCATGTTTGAAATATTTAAGCTCCATTTTTTTTACAATTACATTTTTCACAAGTGTCATAGTCAATAGACTTGCCGATAAGCAATCTATCTATAGTATCATCCTGAACTTTAATAAGCATATTCTCTAACATATCTTTGGATTGAACAAGCATTTCGATTTTCATCTCTAAATTACTTATTTTTTTCTTAGCAGCCTCTAAATCGTCAGGGTTTCTACCAGTGATAGATGCAATAACCATGGCAATACTTGCCGCAATCATACCTATTAAAGTATTTACTATCTGTGCGTTTTCATTTGGTATTTGATATTTTGATAGATATAACAATATCAAAACAACCAAGAAAAATACTAAAAGGCTTCCTGCAAAGTGTCTTATATCTTTTGCTACTCCATTAGTTGGCATCTTCATTTCTTAACAGATTTATAAATTTGTATTACTGTAAAGGTTAAGGTGGACAACATGACAAGCATTTGTAATACACCATTTATTTCGCTTACGCTAAATGCCAAAGCAAATATGTTTGCTGAGTAAAGTCCGAATATCTTCAAATCTTCCATTTTATTTAAATGCCATATAGATGTAGGCTATGCCGCTTCCGTTAGCCTCATAACCATTATGATTAATAGTAAATCCATCATCATTAAAAGCAAGGTCAAGAA